CTCGTCGTCCTCGACGTAGACGCCAAAGCCGGCACCACGCTCGCCGACATCCCAGCCGACGGGCTCGAAACTCGCCGCCACCGCACACCTAGCGGCGGGTGGCACCTCATCTACAAGGCTCGGCCAGGCGCCTACTACGGAAACGGTCGCCGGCCCGACATCGCCGACGGCTGCGACGTACGCCACCAAGACGGCTACGTCATCCTGCCGCCGAGCAGCGGCTACCGGCTCGAACACGACGCCGAACCTCTCGAAGCGCCCACATGGCTCGAGCGCAGCGTCGCCGAAGTTCGCAGCCGCGACTTGCCGCCCAACGGCGAGCCGATTCCGCGCGGCGAGCAGGACGAGACGCTCTTCGGCCGCGCGCTATGGCTGCTCGAACACGGATTGACGCGCGCAGAGGCGATCGGCGCGCTATGGGCGACGGCACAGACAAGGTGCGTCGATCAGGACGAGCGCGACCCGTGGACGACGCAAGCGATCGCCCGCAAGATCGACTCGGCCGCCAACTACGTCGACCCGACGCTGCGCGCCCTCAACAGCGGCGAGCTCGCCCAATACAGTACCGAAAACGGTACGGAATCGCCCGATCGTCGTCTAAAGCTGCTCACGAGCGACGACCTCGCCACCCTGCCGCCAGTCGAGTTTCTCTTGCCCGACGTGCTCGTAAAAGGCGGCTTCAACGTCCTAACCGGCCCATCAGGCAGCGGCAAATCGTTCATGGCGATCGATTGGGCGGCAAGAGTTGCCGAAGCCGGCGGACGAGTCGTCTACGTCATGGCCGAAGGCGCAGGCGGCGCGTACAAACGCCTGCTCGCATGGTCGGCGCACCACGAACTCAAAGGCCGCCTGCCCGCGATCGACTGGCTCGTGCAGTCATTCGACCTCATGACCGAGACGCCCGAGATGCTCGAGCTCGCAGGGCCGCGCGACCTCTTCATCTTCGACACGCTGCACCGCGTCACGCCAGGCATAGACGAGGACAAGGCGATCGAGATGGGCAAGGTGATCCGCGCAGTCGACCACGTGCGCGAACACACCGGCGCCGCCACGCTACTCGTTCATCACTCAGGCTGGAACGAGAGCCGCGAACGTGGCAGCACGGCACTACGCGGCGCGGCCGACATCATGACGCACATGCGTCGCCACAAAGACGAGCCCGGCCTGCTCGAGCTCGTCTGCGCCAAGACCAAAGAGGCCGAACACTGGCAGCCAAGATGCTACCGACTCATCTCAGTCCTCGCCGCGAGCGCAGTCATCGTGCCCGCCGACCCGCCCAACGCCGGCACACCAACAGGCGACGAAGCCGCAGGCGCATGGATCGCAGACCTACGACGCGCCTACCCCGACACGCCATTCAAACGAAGCGACGCACAACTGATCTTCGACCTCGGCAAAAACGCCACGGCCGAACGACTCAAGCGCCTCGTCGACCTCGGCCTCGTCGAACGACGAGGCTCACAGATGGATGCGTCCTACATGGTCGCCGATCGTCCTACGTCCTCGTCCCCCCTACGGGGGGACGGTGGAGGACGACTCTCCGAGTGACGATCGGGTCTACCCCACCATCGTCGCGTAACGCGAAATATTTTTGCTCGAGCCAGACGACCCCCGCCCCACAATCCACCACCCCCCGGTATGGGGTCTCAAACATGCCAACCATGCAAGGGGCCGATGCCCAACGCCTTTTTTTGCACACGCGGAACTGGAGGTCTCGAAACTACCGCGAAAGTCGCAGATGTGCCTTGACGCCGAGTTGGTCTTGGTCTATGGTGCGAGTGGACAAGACCAAGACCACTCCCCGGAGGTCAGGCACGATGGCAACAACCCCAGCAGTCACAATCAAGACCGAGACGGTGCTTGCGCACCACGTCAGGGTGTGCGCGTGGTATCCCGCGTCGACGCGGCTGCGCACGATGGTCTTCTACTCGCATCGGCTGCGCACCGTCACCGGGTGGGCGCACGTCGTCCCTCGGGTGCGCTGCGCGATGAACGGCGGCACCTATAACACGTCGACGTTGCGGCCGAGCGGCAACGTGTGGGCGCACGGAGCTGCGATCAGGCGGAACGACGCGAACGCTCCCGCCGTCGGCTTCGTGCGAGGCCACCTCTATTTCGGCTATGCGAACGCTCGCCGGCATGGCGCCGTCAACGTTATGAACGGCCTCGCCTACCTCGTCAGGAATGGCCAGGGCGTCTCGAGTCGAACGCAGGCGCCGTGGACGACGCGGGCTCAGTTCTCTTGCGGGCCGCGCGGCTCGGACGGGTGGTATGGGTGTTTCCGGTCTTGCGCCGTCCAGTTCAAGAATGGTCGCGTTGGACTCGTCGAGGTTTCGTTGGCGTCGATGCCGCGGGCGTCGCGCATCCTGCGCGCGATGGGCGTCGTGAACGCGATCACGTTCGACAGCGGCGGGTCGGCCGAGCTGGCGACGCCCGGACACGGCTACCCCGTCGGTAGCACCGTCGGCACGCCTTGGCATCGCCTGCTCCCCGACGACATGATCGTTCAGGCCATCCGGTGAGCGAGCCGACGCGCAGACAACTCGAGGCGACCATCGCTTCGCTCAGAGAGAGTGTCCGTTTTTCGGAAGAGCATGGGCTCGAGCGTCCTGCCGCCTGGCAACGGGAACGGCTCGCGGAGGCCGAGGCTCGGCTCAAGGCGGCGAAGTGAGTCGCGCCGCCGCCAAGTACGACCCCGAGCACGGCGTGTGGATGGTGCCGATGAGCGACTCGCTGCTCAACCTGCATAGCCGCGCCTGGAGCGATCACGTCCAGTTCAAAGCCGTAAATGGCGAACCGGCTGGCTACGAGATTCGCCTACGTAGCGCTCGCCGGCCGGACGCTCACGCGATCATCTCGGAGCTCGCTCGGTGCGGCAAAATCATGGGCGCGCCGGCGGTGGCCGAGGCGATTGTCGCGAATATGCTCGGCGAGAGGGTCTGACGGGTGAAAGGACGACCGCCAAAGCCGAGAGAGGTACGCATCGCCGAAGGAAACCCCGGGAAGCGCGCCCTCCCCGAGCCGATACTCGGGCTAGGCAAGATGCTCGAGTTTCCTGCACCCGAGACGCTCACATCGCATGAGCGCGATGTGTGGGAGCAACTTATCCCCGAGGTGGCGGCGCTCGGCTGGATCGACCGCGTTGACCGCTCCATGCTCGAGCTGCTCGTGCAACAGATCGCGCTCGTCGACATGGCGCGCCAGGCGGTGCGAGAGCGCGGCTTCATGCTCACCGTCTATGACCGTGACGGCAACCCGGTCGACGAGAAGGTGAACCCAGCGGCCAGGTTGCAGGTGCAGGCGACTTCGCAGGCGCTGCGCCTCGCCGAACAGTTCGGGTTGACGGCGAGCGCGCGGGCGCGACTCGGGTTGACGGTCGCGAAGGGCGCTAGCCTCGCCCAGCAACTCGCGGCCGAGCTCGACGACGACGGCGACGACACGATCGAGGTTCCCGATGCTGTCTGAGGCGGCGAACATCGTCCAGGTCGCGTCGGTTCTACCGATTTTTGGCACGGCGCTCGGCCTTTACTGGCATCACCGCTGTCCAAGCTGTTTTCGGATCGTGCGGCACGGCCGATCGGCCTGTCCACGCCACTCAACCACTAGCTAGGCGCTCTAGGGGGTAGCGCCGCCGACTTGTAAACGCCCACCGGCGCCCGTCCGCCCGAGAAGAGGGTCGGGCGCCGGCAGACATGGAGGTTCTACCATGCGCAAGCTCGTTGCGCTAGCGGTGATGTTCGCCGCTCTCGCCTCGGCGTCGTCCGTGGCCGCCGCCACGCCCAGCATTGCCGGCGGTAAGTTCGAGGTGACGTGCAAGCCGCACGCCATCCCCGACCAGTCCATCGACCCGATCGTCAGCCCCGGCGCAGTAAGCGCCCACCTGCACACGTTCTTTGGAAACAAGGGGCTGACGAGCATGAGCACGCCCGCCACGTTGCAGGCGGACGGCGCCGGAACGACGTGCGTGCTCTCGAACGACACGGCGGCCTATTGGATTCCGGCGGCGTGCGACGGGCCATGCATCCCCGTCGCTGGCGGCGACCCGGAGCGCGGGCCGTTCACCAACGTCGTTCCGCCCGTAAAAATCTTCGCCTACTACTTTGGAACGAAGGGCGTCGCCGTCGGCCAGTACCCGACGAGCCTCGCGATGGTAGGCGGAAACGCGCACGCGACAGCTCCACCCGTTGACAAGACGCAGATCGCGTTTGCGTGTGGCAACGGCGGCGGCCACTCGTCGCCGGTGCGAACGGCGCCCTACGACTGCACGGCGGCGAACGGCGTCAAGAACACTGACGGCGTTGTCGCCATCGTCAAGTTCCCGTACTGCCTCGACGCGGCCGGCGCCGTCGCATACGGCGACTCGACGGGGACGTGCCCGGCGGGAACGACGACGCTCGGACAGGTGCAGATTCACGCCCACTACGGGAGCGGTACGACCGGGTATCAGGCGGGCTCGCGCCTCAACTTCTCGAGCGGGCCGTACTGGACTCTGCACGGCGATTGGTCGAACGGGTGGGATCAGGCGAAACTCGCCGCGCTCGTCTCTGGCTGTCTCGACGTAAACCGCGACTGTGGGTTCGTGTCGAACGCGAATCCCGGGCCGGCGCCGACGGCTCTCGCAGACGCCGTGCTGCCCCATGCGAGCTCGTGCTCGGACTCCTGGGGTTCGGACGGACATTCGGGGCCGTGGTTTGTCGGCACGACTCAGACTCTGCACGGAAATACCGTCGTGATTACCTGTCCGAGTGGCGGCACGGCATGGAAAGTTCACTACCAGGTCATCAAAGAGGCGTCTGGCGGCGGCACGCCGTTCTACCCGATCGACAGCACTCGGAGCGGCACCGGCTCGACATCGTTTTCGATCAACATCGGCCCGATCGGGTGCAACGTCGGGTGGCTATACACGACGCATGTGCATAACTCGGTGACCGGCGGCGACATCTACAAGCCGCCGGGTGGCGAAGTCATCTGCTAGGCGAGAGCGTCTAACCATGCTCGATCCCGCGTCGATCGTCGTCGGCGGTATTGCGGCGGCGATCGTCGCGGCCCTAAGAAACGAGCAAGAGCGCCGTGCCGCGTCGCGCGCCACCTGCGGGCATGACGAGGGCGCGGCCTTCGTCTACCACTCGCTTTACCAGGCCGGACAGTATTGGAATCGGCGATGCTGGCGGTGCGGGAAGCATGAGACGCATTGGCCGGGTAACTGGCCGCCGCCGGGAGCTCGCCTCAAGCGCGGCGAGCGCGAGCCCGGCCCGCGCCCACAGTAGGCGAAAGCGTCTCATGTGGCGACGATACGGCTAAACGCCGACACGCGCCGATTCGTGCGGTTTTGCCGTCGATACCTACGCTTTATCGAGGGCGAGGTTGGCGGACAGCCTGTCACGTTCGAGCCTTGGCTCGTCGGCATCACGAACGAGCTGCTCTCCCGCGACGAGTCGGGCCGGCGCCGCTACACGACGGCATATATCGGCCTCGCTAAGAAAAACAACAAGTCGACATGGGGCGCCGCGCTCGCCCTCTATTTCCTCGTCGTCGAGTCGGCACTATCGGCCGACAAGGGTATGCAGGTGTACGCGATCGCGGCGAGCAAGGATCAGGCCAAGATCGTTTTCGGCGCGGCGAAGCGGATGGTTGAAGAGTCGCCGCTGCTCCGAGACGTGCTCGACGTGTTCCGTGACTCGATCGTCTGCAAGGCGACCGGAGCTCGCTTCGAGGTTCTCTCGAGCGACGCGCCTAAGACGCACGGCAAGAACCCGAGCATCGTGATCTGCGATGAGTTGCACGCGCACGAGTCGGGCGAACTCTACGACGCGATGTTGACGGCGATGGTGGCGCGGCGCGAGCCGCTCATGATCACGATTACGAACGCTGGAGCGAACGAGCGCGGGTCGAGTAAGTGCGCAGAGGTCTATCGGCGCGGCAAAGAGGGCAGCGACCCGCGCATGTATTTCTACTCGCCGACGGTCGAGGATCACGAGTTGCACGATCACGCGGCGTGGAAGCGCGCGAACCCGTCGACTTGGATCACCGTCGACAAGTTGCTCGCGTTCCAACGGGCGATGCCGCCGTTCCGCTTCGAGCGGTTCCACCTGAACCGGTGGACGCGCGCCGAAAGGGACTGGCTACCGAAGGGCGCGTGGGCGCTTTGCGGCGGCGGTCGCGAGCCGCAGGCCGGCGAGCGCGTTGTCCTCGGAATCGACATGTCCAAGAACCATGACACGACGGCTATCGGCATCGCCGCGCCGCGCGGCAACGATCAGTACGCCGTCGCAGCCGAGACGTTCGCCGCCTGGCCCGACGCCAACAACGACCCCCCCGAGGTGCATCACGTCATAGATGGCGACGCGATCCCGTTCGAGGCGGTGTTTGCCCGTGTGCGCGAGCTCTGCGCGAAGTTCCAGGTTGTTGAGATTGCGTATGACCGGTGGCGCATCCCCGAGGTCGTAAGCGACATGCTCGAGGCGGAAGGGTTGCCGATGGTCGAGTTCCCGCAGCAGCCGCAGCGCATGTGTCCGGCGTCGCAAGGACTCTTCGAGGTCGTCGTCCAGCGCAAGCTCGAGCACGCCGACGATGACATTCTCACTGCTCACATCGCGTCTGCCACGCCGCGCGATGTGGCCGGCCGAGGATGGCGCCTCGACAAAGACCTATCACGTTCACCGAGCGACGCGGCGATCGCTGTAGCCATCGCGCTCGACCGCGCCCGCGAGTACCCGCCGGTCGGAAACTCTGACTTCGACTTGCGGCTCGGCTAGAGCGAGAGAGTCTGATATGCGCAACCCGTTCCGCCGCGAAGATCGGTCGCAGCTAGACAACGCGAACATTCCGGTCTTTCAGGCGCTGCTCGCCATGACCGAGGGCATAGACGGCGCGACCGGCGTTCACGTCTCGCCGCAGCGCGCCATGCGCGTCGTCGCGTTCTTGGCGTGTGTAAAGCTGATCGCCGAGACGATCGCCAGCCTCGAGATGCAACTCTTCGAGAACGGCGACAAGACCGGCACGCGCAAGCCGTCGACCGACCCGCGCGGACGCCTGCTCGCGCTCGAACCGAATCCCGACATGACGGCATACGACTTTTGGTCGTACGTGATCATGTGCATGTGCGTCTACGGCAACGCCTACGTGTGGATCGAGACTGACGGCGGCGGCGATGTCGTCGCCCTCTGGCCGATCCGCCCCGACGTGCGAAAGCACAAGGCGGACGATGGTAGCGTCCGATGGGTCGTCACTTTCGAGGATGGTAGCGAGGGGTGGCTCTTCGACGCCGAGGTGATGCATTTCAAGGGGCTCGGCCTCGAGTCAGGCTCGGGCTTGTCGAACGTCGGCCAGGCGCGCCAGGCGATCGGTATCGCGATGGCGGCCGAAGAGTACGCCGGCCGCATGTTCCAGGGCGACGGGCATGCCGGCGCCGTGCTGTCGACCGAGCGCCCGATGAACGATGAGCAGTTCAACCAGTTCAGGGCGCGGTGGGATGCGTCGCACTCGGGACTCAAGAACGCGCACCGGTTCGCGCTGCTCCCGGCTGGCATGACGTATCAGAGCTCGGGGTTCGACCCGACGAACTTGCAGATGGTCGAGGCGCGGAAGTTCCAGGTGCGCGAGATGGCGCGCCTTTTCCGCATCCCGCCACACATGATCGCAGACATGGAAGGCGGCGCGTCCTACTCGAGCGTCGAGCAGGCGAGCATCGACTTCGTGACGTACACGCTTCGACCCTGGCTCGTCAACATTTCGCAGGTCGTCACGCGCAAGCTGCTCTCGTTCGGCCAGGCAGATGCCAGTCGCGGACTCTTCGTCGAGCACGACACCTCGGTCTTGCTTCGCGCCGACTCGGTGAGTCGCTCGAAGATCGACAACGTAGACCGGCTCGCCGGAATCAAGACGGCGAATGAGATTCGCGAGTCGCGCGGCCTGCCGCCCATCGACGGCGGCGATGTTCTCTGGCAGCCGGTCAACGTCCAGGTCGTCGGTGCCGACGGGAGCATCATTACGCCCGGCGTCGACGTAGGTGCCGACGTGGCGGGCGCTCAGGGCGACACCGGCGGCGGCGACCTCAACGCATAGCGATAGCGTCTGACGTGAAGCTAGAGCGTCGAGTCGTAACGGTCGGCAACCTCGAAGTGCGCGAGCTCCCAGACGGGCGACGCGAGTATCGCGGCGACGCTATCCGTTTCGGCGAGCCCAGCGAGAACCTCGGCGGGTTCATCGAGTACGTCGACGCCGACTGCGAAATCGTCGGCGACGACGTTCGCCACCTGATCAATCACGACGCGAATCTCGTCCTTGGCCGCACCACGGCGGGAACGACGCGGCTCGAGCGCAGCGGCGACGCCATGGCGGCGCACACCGACTTGCCCGACACGAGCTACGCCCGCGATCTCGCCGTTTCGATCGAGCGGCGAGACGTGGATCAGATGAGTTTCGGGTTCCGCGTCGTGCCATGCTCAGACGGGTCGAAGGGCGATAAGTGGGATTGGGAAACGTCGCCGCCGACGCGCCACCTGCGCGCGATCGAGCTGCATGACGTTTCGACGGTGACGTTCCCGGCGTACCCGACGACGACCGCCGAGGTGCGTTCGCTCGTCCGGCGAAGCGTCGGGCCCGCCGTCGTCGCCTGGGATAACGAAGCCGGGATGTGCGACTGGCTCGACGACATCTCGGAATCACTCCCCATCGGCTTCGACGGCGAGGACTACGCCTGGGGTTACTGCGCCGACGCGACCGTCGACGGGCAGAGCGCGCTCGTCGTGTGGTACGACAACGGCGGCTGCTCGCTCTACGTCGCGGCGGTAGAGCTCGACGATGCCGGCGAACCGTCGGCCGCGCCGCAGGACTCATGGACGGAAGTCGAGTGGCAACTCGTCGTGTCGAGCGAGGACGACGCCCGGAACCTGCGTGCATCGCTCGAGCGGCGCGCCGGCAAGGCGATCAGCTCCGAGAACGCCGACCACATCGCCGCGATCAATGACGCCGTGTCGTCGATGGGTGAGCACATCTCGGCGCTCGTCGACGCGGCCGGACTGTCCGGCTCCGATGTAGAGGCTCAGGTCGATAACGACGGAGATGCGGAATACAACGCTCGCCCGCGCGAGCTCGACGAGTTGGCGGTAATCATCGCCGACGCAACAACCTAGAAAGGTAGCGATAGGGTCTGACATGGAGCCCATCTCGAATCTCATCACGCTCAAGCAGGAGCGCAAGCGCCTCATCGACGAGATGCGGCACATTCACGACACGGCCGAGGCCGCGAATCGCAACCTGACCGCCGAAGAGCGGCAGGAGTTCGACCGCATGAACGAGGATGTCAAGGACATGTCCGAGCGCGCGCAGCGCGAAGAGGACTTGCGGAACCTCGCTCCCGGCGGCGTCACCCGCGAAGTGCGCGGCCGCGAGCTCGGCGGTGAGGCGAAGGGCGGCTCGCCCGAGGACGCCTACCGCTCGGCGTTCATCGACTACATCCGCAACGGGGCCGCCGACATGTCGCCCGAGAATCGCCAGATTCTCCGCGCGGGATGGACGGAGCAGCGCGACACGACCGTCGCCGGCGCCGGCGCCTACCAGGTGCCGCAGGACTTCCACCAGGCCGTGACAAGCGCGAAGGTTCCGGCCGTCGCGATGCGTCGCACCCGCGCCAACGTGATCAACACGACCAACGGTCGCGACCTGCCGATCCCCGTCCAGACCGCCTACGGCGCGGCGAACTACCTCACCGAGGCTTCGACCGCTTCCAACGTCGACGACACCGGCTCGAAGGTCACCGCGAAGGCATACACCGCCGTCCGCATGACGAAGGTGTCTTACCAGCTCCTCGAGGACTCGGCCTTCGACGTGCAGGCGCTGCTCGCGCAGAACTTCGGCAAGGCGTTCGCACAGTTCGAAGACCCCGAGTTCATCAAGGGCACGGGCGCCGGCTCGTCTCACATCACCGGCGCGACGACGAACGCGACGACCGTGTTCACCTGCGCGACCGGCTCGACCACCACGTTCACCTACACCGACCTGCTCGGCTGCTACACGAAGATTCAGCCGCAGTACCGCGTCAACGGTGAATGGGTGCTCATGGACACCGCTCTCTCCACCCTGCTCGGCCTCAAGGACTCGTCCAACCGGCCGATCTGGACGGC